CACGTTCTGCTGCTCTTTATCAGCATCGAAAATATTATGTTTCATTTCTGTGTCTCCTTCTTCTGATTCTTCGTCAGTTTCTGCGTCACCATGTTCTAGAGCCATACCGACAACAGCCTCAACTGCTTTAAGCTGCTTTTCGGTTAATGTTTTGAGAACATCGCCGATTGTTTCTTCGTTATCATCGGCTTCTTCTTTCTCTTTTGACTCCTCTGTTTCTTCAGATTTCTTTTCTGATTCGGCATGAGTCAATTCAAATTCGAAGCACTGACCTGGGTTTTCTTCATGGTGATAAATATAAGCATCATCACCAATGACGAGATTTCCGTTTTCATCGCTATGAGCTAAAGATACGGAATCAATCACAGCTCCTGGATTTGCTCCTGAAAGAACAAGGCTAACCTCTCTAATTACGCCATGTGTTACGCTAGATCCGATTTCTTTAAGTCTATTAGCATAAATTGACAGCGCATCGATATCGCCATGCTTTACTAATTCTTTTGCATAGCTTCCTTTTGGTGTAGAATTAAGTGAGCAATATGCGTATACGCCATCTGCTCTGTTTTCAAGCAGCGCGTGTCCTAACACGTCTTCTACATCATCATGATTGTGGCTCCATACTAGAGGAACTGTCTTGCCGTCGCAATCCTTAAAGGCATCGGGCATGATGGTTCTTCCATCAGAGCACTTAGTATTGGTCTTTGTGGCCCAGCCACTAAAGTCATACTTTGGCATTTTGAATTTCCTCCTTAATAAATTTCTTAGCATCGTCCGAGTCATTCTTTGGGTTTTGTCCCATCTTAGCTTTGATACTCTCTTTAGATTCACTGAGGTTCTTATTTCTAAGTTCATCAGCATTAGGATCGTCAGATGGTTTCATACCAATGAGCTGCCTTATCTCATTAGATGTCATGATCTCATTTCTTGTCATCTTATCTGAAATTTCAGCTATTTCTGATACTGGTACCAACTTAAATGGATCTCTAAAGAACATTATCGACTGCCCTTGCGAACGAGCTGTCTTTGATAGAAACTTTCGTTTTATCTCGTCAGTTATTGCGGACATTATTGGCTCAATTGTACGTGAATAGTAATTAAGCATCGCCGTATCGTCTGCTGTTCCATCCATTATCGCTTGGGTGATACCTAGCTGGCTGTATAGCATACTCGTCAAGTATTCAACCTGTGACATAAGATTGTTATCCACAGCACGATTAAGCTGTATAATCTTTTCGGTTCCATCGGAATAAGCTATTCCATATTTAGAACCTGTCAATTGTGCCTCTATTGCTTTACGGCGTTCTTCCGCCTGCTGACGTCTAGCTTCTGACTTGATAACATATGGCAACTGAATAATCATATCCAATTTACCAGAGCTTGTTTGCTCATCAGTCATGTCAAGTAATGCAAGTTTACGAATAAGTCTCTGCATTGTAGAGTTTGGCTCGTTTATAACTGCATACAACGGGTTTTCAACGATGCCTATTGTAGATTTAGGAAGTATGAGCTCTTCCTTCTTGCCATTTCTATCGTTATAGATTTTTACTCTTACATGTTCTGGATACCATTCCAATATCTGACCTGTTCGCATAGTCCTTATATCAAAAGACATAGAAACTTCAGGGTTTAATGTGGTATCCACCGGAACAATAGCAACGGCACCTTCGTCAAGCATTGACATAACAACGTCTTGTATAAAGCCTCTACCTGTTTGATCGATATTGGCCTCCGTTGTTAAACAATAATTCAAACCAGAATCAACATGTTCTGTATATCTGGAATTATCATCTAGCTTCACATGCATAACTTGAATAGCTGCTGAATCCATAGCGATTCTGTTATACACAGAGGTGACTAATGAACGCTCATTACCTCTAGTGAATCGCATCCTATCTGGCCTGCTGCTGTAAGACGTACCATAATTCCTGTATGTAGGATCTTTGTTTAGAAATGCATTCCAAGCAGATTTCAATCTGTTTGTTAGAGTCATTTCCATTTTCATACCTCCTATATTTTTGCAATAAAAAAGACCCGGTTAAGGGTCTTTTAAATCGTGTCATTTTAAAGCGCATAATAGTAATAAAAATGATATAATAATACAAGTCACAATCATACCAATAATATTCTCAAAAGCGGATGGTTCCCTCCCCTTTCTAATTTTTTCTATTTCGAGATCGACATCCATTTTATGCATTTTTATATTCGCTGCATTGTTATCTTTAACTATTTTAACAGCATCGCTATCAACTATAAGAGATTTTGAACCACAGAATGGACAAAATAGCAATTCTCTAGATTTATCAATATCTAGAAATCCATCACACTCTCCGCATCTCATTCTAATAATTTTATCACTCATATCATACCTCCCTGCCATAAAGTATTATACAATGATTCTGGTTGATTGTTAAGTTATGATTATCTATAAATCAATTACCGGACTTTTTAATCGCCCTTTTTTCTTCATACGTCGCTTTTCATTCTGTTTATCTATCTTTTTACTAGATTCTCGTTCAAATAAACTGGATAAAAACTTTTTCCCTCTTTTATATATTTTCTCAGAAATACCAAGCAAAGTTTTATCATAATTTCTCTTAGCCGCATCTGTTAACTTAGCACACTCTCTATAGTATGCCGCGCTTTTAGCAGCTTTTCTAGAAGCCGCTGTATGAAGAGTCCCATTTTTCTTATTTTTCTTCTTTTCTATTCCAGCTTTAACAGTATCGATAAGATGTTCCTCTCCGGCAACGAATTGTCTTTTTTGTAGTCCGCGATATGTATCTCTGGCATTTAATCCGATGGCATTTCTAGCTGTATCGTAAACATATACCCACTTTCCATTGAATTTGCTTTTATGTTTACTAATATATTTATGACTTCTATGAGCCAGATGATCGTTAACCTGTATGTAGTTATATGTCCACATATTCCTCCTTACTCAAAAGCTTCTTTGTTAAGCTTATATGCAACAAAAGCATCCATCATAGCTGCTACTGCGTCAATTTTAGCATCATAACGTTTCTTAAGAAGCTTTCGATTACCATTGGTATCTTCCTGAACAATACAATTTCCCATTGTAAAACACATAAGTTCTTCGTCGAATAAAAGCATCCTTTCTTCAGAGAGATTCTTTAATTCGCCTAATGGAACAGACTCTGTTTTAGCTCCTTGGATCACTTTCTCGACACCAAATGGTCCATTTTCCTTCGCCCATCTTTCCACAAAATCCCTTGCGTTATATGGGTCGAATCCAAAACAGCGAACATCGTATTCGCAATCCAATATGTATTTGTCCAGATCTTCATACACTTCCATCGTATCTAGAATAGAACCTTCTAGAACAACAAGACTTCCTTCTTTCATGAATTCATCATATTTAATTCTCATAGCCGCTGGCAATTTGCTTAACGTTAATGACGAAATATAATTCCTTGTCTTAACGCCAAAGCATCCATTGGATAATGGGAATAGAAACGTGAATGAACAGAAGTCATTACCTTGTGACAAGTCGGCTCCCATCGAACATGCCATATTCCAATAATCCCTTCTTCTATGAGGAAGCGTTTCTTCATATGTAAAGAAGTAAGTATAGCCTTCCATAGGTATACCGAACCTCTTTGCCAAAATATCATTTCTTGTGGCTGGTGCATTCTCTGCTCTATCTACGTCTTGCTGATATGTCTCATAAGAAACTGTCAATCCAAGATTAGGATTTGCTTTGCGCCACATGTCAGGGTTTGCAACCTCATCAACTTCGTCAAGCTTATACCACCAGATAGACACATGAGGGTTGTCATATTCGCCTTTGAGTATCTCCATTAACTCCATTTTGATGGTGTCGCCACTGCCGTTTCGAACTGTTCCTTCTGAACTGGTTGCAACTATCAAATAGTCATCATTCTTAGATGCACCCTGCTCTATAGCACCGATTACATCTTCTCTAACATCTCCAGAAAGCCATTCATCAACCGTCGCAATCTTACAACGAAGACCCTGAAGCTTATCTATGCTCATAGGTCTTATTTCAAGCAACGAACCAGTTAAGAAATTTTCAACGCCTTTCTTTGTAGATGCCAACTTTACTCTGTTTGCTTTAGAACCTGTCGTATTCTGTAACGAACCTTCTGTTAAAAACTTCATAAGTGGACCGCGTGCTCTCGTTATTGCGGTTCTTATTGGCGACATCACTTCTTCGGCCTGTTTCATAGTTGGCGCTGTTGTGATCTGATGAGTTGTGCTTACGTCAACATTCAAGAAGTAATCCTGAATTGTGGAGCTATACATAGATTTCGCCGCACCTCTGGCCACAACAAGGTATTGTTTGTTAACCAAACGTTTCTTAACAGTCTTCGTCACGTAGCTTCCGCCATGACCGTCTGGACTTGGTTCATAAACTGATCTATCAACAAAGTAATACCAACCAAAGATAGATTCGCCCCAGAGTTTGAAACTATCTAGTAGATTTAGGTCTGAGCCATCCGTCAATGTTAATTCATTTTCGCAGAACTCGATCCATCCATTAACAGCTTCATCGTCATAGTAGAACATTGGGTCTGCTATTAGACGATTTATTCGATTCATCTCCATAGAGATTTCGTTGCAAACTGGAATTTCTCCTCTTAGGACTGCATCTCTAAACAGTCCATAATAATAAGGTGTGGCTGTGTTAGATAATGCCATTGGTTAACTCCTATTTTTTATTTTTATCTTTGTTTTTATTCGTCGATATATCTTTATCAGTAAGTCCAAGCATATCTTTTCCAATTTTCACGAATAACGCTTTGCTTACTTCTTTGCCAGCATCTCTAGCAGCAGGAGCTATGACGTCATTCATAACACTCTGCCTGAATTTTTTACCCTTATCAACTGTCGATGGCTGTAAAGACGCCAGTGTTTGCTCTAGTCTGATACGATTAATTCGTTCTTGAATCTCTTCGTTGGACATATCAGAGATTTTCTTTGAACTGGCTTTTTTATGCTCGTTTCCGCCAATTATCTTGTTTATCTTAGCTTCATACTTGGCAACTCTTTTCTTGCCAGCTTCTGTTAGAGAGCCGTCTTTGTTCTGGAAACGTCTTATGCCCCAATGCATTCCAAGTATTCCATGATGGTATAATTCAGCCATTTTGACTTTCCTCCATGCTAATAGTGGGACCGGGATCAACCATATAGCTTATTCGGCATTCGTATTCGTCGAGTTGCCGTTTGAGTGCTTCTGATGCTGATCCTGATGTCGGCGGATCGAACATCGCTTTAACCTTCATATAGACATATGTCTTTACAAGATTAAGCTTCGGTAGATCATCCAGAAATTCATCCCAACTTGTTGTGTTGTCTGTTATCATGAACCCAGAGTCCGGCCCTACTCCAATCTGGGTCAGGATAGATAGCGCTGTATTAATGTGAATGATAACGTCCACATCGAAACTATCGTCTTCTGGAGATAACCCTAGTAGTTTCTTTATAGAATCCAGTATGCTATCCATTTCATATCTCCCTATTTAATGTACTGTTTCATGCAATAACCATTTAAGCTATCTGCAATACTTACTTTGTAGAAGTCTCCTTCTTCGCCAAGAATAGCAACTTCATCACCTTCTCTTATCTGGCAAACCGGTTTTGAATTAATGTCGGCCGTTTCTCTGACGTTTAGTTCTGAGCAATCTGCTACTTTTCCTATTCTGGGTTTCGCTGCCGTCTTCTTTTTTGCTTTCGCAGTTTCTTCAAATACTTCATTTACTTCTTTAATTTCTTCAGCCGTAGCTGTATGAAAATCCTTATCTACTATTTTCTTAGCCATAAAGTCCTCCATTATTTTCTAGACCAAAGACAAGTATCGTTCGGTCTTCTTTCTATCGGGTCTTTTAATAGTTTCGACGCGTCTCCATAATGGATTGCGTTATGTGTTTGATGAGTCGTAGTTATTAAATACTCGGGGTCTAACAAATATGATGTTAGATTTTCAATGTCGTCTTTCGTTATTGGATTTAAATGATGTATTATTGGTTTAACTTGGATTTCTCGTCCTTCTATTCCTAAATCGCATCCCAAATCACGAACAATAACAAAATCTCGAACAGAGCGCCATTGTGTAGATGTATAAAAATTTTGATTGATGTATCTGTCAAACCCAAACGTATCGGTCGCAACAACGCCATTTAGTTTTAAATATTCATATCGCTCATCAAAAGTTTCGAACTTCGATAGTTCGCTATACGTTCT